GACTTCGCGCGGCGCTGGTAACAGTTGACACGGGAGCGGTTCCCGTATTCAATACCCGCTATGAGGGCAACCCGAAAGCGGGCGCAGTAAAAATCCCCGTTCGTGACGCAGAAGTCGCGACGGACAATTACGACCGCGTTGCGGGCGCAAACCTTACCGTTGGTTCCACGACCTATTTGACCGTGACGGACTTTAACGACAAGGTTGTGAATGAACTGATTGACGGTTACGAAGCGCAGGCCGTCCCGGATAATCTTGTCGCTGACCGTCTGGACAGCGCAGGCTATTCTGGCGCGCGGCTTCTGGATACCGATGCCATCGCGACTTTGATTGCGGGCGGCACAGCGAGTTCCAGCACTACGGCGTTGACCGCTTCCACCGTATACGACGCGGTTGTTGACGCGCGAACGGCGCTTTCCGAAGCGAATGTTCCTTCGGCTGGGCGGTTCCTTCTGGTTTCCCCGGCTATCTACGGGCTTCTGTTGAAGGATACTAACAACTTTATTCGACAGGGCGATATGTCCCAGCAGTTGGTGCAGAACGGCTACACGGGCATGATTGCGGGCTTTGCGGTGAAAGAATCTTCGCTGATTCCTTCGACTACCGAGTTTATCGCGGGGCATTCTGACTGGTGCCACCGTATCCGCGAATGGATTGTGCTTCCGCATATTCAGTCGCTGGACGGCGACGGCAAGCATATCGGCGCTTCCGCCGTGCAGGGCCGCTGGATTTTCAAACACGCCGTTTCTAAGGCGAGCGCGGTATTCGTGAAGAATGTCGTCTAAGTGAGAGGGGGCGCGGGTGAATGTCTTATGTAACGAAAGCCGACTACGACGCGTATAGCGACGTTGCCGTTTCCGAAGAAGATTTTCCCCGGCTTTCCGAACTCGCGTCCGACCTGATAGACGGTTTCACAATGAACCGAATCACGGCGGCGGGGGGCCTTGACAGCTTCCCGCCGTTTGTGCAGGATAGGGTGAAAAAAGCGACCTGCGCGCAGATTCAGACCATCGCGTATGCGGGTTCGGCGGAATCGGTTGTCGAGGACGCCGCCGACGGCGGCACGACGTCGGAAAGTTTGGGCAAGTACAGTTATTCGAAAAAGCAGGGTTCCGGGGCCGCTGGCAACGGCGAGGGCGGCGACGCCGTGAATGGCGTTGAGTTGTCCCCCATGGTTCGGGTGTATCTTCGCCCGACCGGGCTTTTGTTCCGGGGGCTTCAAAATCCCATGCTTTTATTTCCGTAAAGAGGGGGCGACGGTATGAAGCCGATTCCGCGCAGACTTTTAATTCATTCCGTCGTTTGGGCGAGTAACCCGCAGGGCGACGGCTGGGGCGGGCAGACGGGAACGCCCGTAAACGTCGAACACGTCCGCGTTGAACCGTCGTCGAAGCTGGTGCAGACCCCGGAAAACGAAAAGGTAACGCTTTCCGCCGTTCTGATTTATGACGGCACGAACAGCACGCCGAAGGGCCTTGACTGGACGGGGGCGCTGCGGACGGAAGTCACGTTCAACGGGCGCAAATACACCGTTGTTGAAGCGGCTCCGTTCTACGACGCCCGGCGGCTCCATCATTGGGAAATGGGGCTGTTATAATGGCGAAAGCGAGTTTTAAAATCACGTTCGACAAAGGGGCCGTTAAAGCCCGCGTAAACGGGATAAATAAAAATGCGATTCCCATTGTGGCGCAGGAAGCCTTGAAAGACGCGAACGCGCTTGCCCGTCGGCAGTCTGGCGAACTTGTCGAATCAAGTTTAACAAATTCCGATTTGGAACACGGGAAGTTAGTCTGGCAGACGAAATACGCGCGGCGAATGTATTATACCGGGATTCCGCGAAGGAATAAAAACCCGCGCGCCGTCCTTATGTGGGCGCACAGAGCGGCGCAAGCGAATCTTGCAAAATACACGCGCATGATGAACGAACTTGCGAAAGGGGGCGGCGGTTGATGCTGGTTGAAGCCATGCAGGGCATATCCGATATGATTAAGGCGCTGGGGCTTTACGCCGCCCCCGAAGTCGGGGCCGCTCCGCCCGGAAACAGTATCGGAATGTATTTTCTTCCGGGAACGCCGGGCGAATACCACGACCGAACGCGGCATGACAATTATGTGCTTACCGTGAACGTGAAGCACGTTGACCAAAAAACCGCGATAGACGCGGGCGAAAAGATTTTGGCGCGGCTGACCGCGCGGGGAACCGCCTACCCGCCGGGAATAAACAGTATCCGGGTTTCGACCCCGTTGTCTTATGTCGGCCGGGAAGAACAAGGGGCTTATATTTTTACGGCGGTTTATGAAGTCTTTACGACTACGAAAGGAAGGTAACGAAAAATGGATATTAACTATGGCTATGGGTTTTTCGTTGACACGACCCCGCAGGCCGGAAGCCCCACATGGGCAGAAGTCGCGAACGGGATTGAAAACTTTGATAAAGGCATGAACGAAGTTGTCAACGATTTCCAGTTTCTTTCCGGGAAAGGCTGGGGCAGTTCCGAAGTAACGGGCGGACAGCTTGTTATCACCCTGACCGGACGGCGCGTTCGCGGCGACGCGGCGCAGGATTTTATTTACAACCCGGCGCTTCGCTATAATTTTGGGGATTCCCGCAAGACCCGCTTCAAGTTCACGTCGCCGGGCGGTTACGCGATTACGGGGCCTTGCACACTGGCGAACATCGAAAGTTCGGGCGGCGACAGCACCGACGGCACGGCGATTTCTTTTGACGTGAAGTTTAACGGCAAGCCGTCTATTACGAACGCGCTTGGCTTTTTGATGCTTGTTTCCGTTCCGGGTTCGGCTGGCGCGACCGTCGTAACCGTGACCCCGGGCCTTACGGCTGGCAACGAGTATGTTTATAAAACCGCCGCAACGGTTGCCATGCCCGAATTTAATGAAGTTTTAACCGATGGCTGGACTTCGTGGGACGGCGCGGCGCAGATTCCGGCGACTTCCGGCAACGAACTTGTTATCGCAGAAGTGACAAGCGCCGGGCAGATTGCCCAAAAGGCCGGAAAAGTGATTGTATCCGCTGGCGTGTAAAACGACAGAATAATATAGGCGGCGGGAATCGCGGGGTTCAATCCTCCGGCCCCCGGCTCGCCGCATACATAACAGTAAAGGGGGATTTTATGTTATGTCATATGAATTAAAAAGACACAAACTAATCGACTTGTCCGTGAAGTGCGGCGAAAAGGAATACCCGGTTGTGCTGGATATTGGAAAGAGCGGCGGCGACTTCAGCACGCGTTACGCGAAGTTGGTGAACGCCGAAATCGAACTGAAACGCGCGCAGGCGTCGCTTGCGAACAGGACGGTTTCCGAAATGCAGACCTTGACCGACGCCGAAATTGCGTACGGAACGACCATGGTTTCTTTGATGGAATTACTTTTCGGTATTAACGGCGCGCACGAAATTATTTCCTACTTTGAGGGCGATTATACAGACCTTCTTCTTTCGCTGGTTCCCTTCATTCGCGACGAATTCGTCCCGGCTTTGAAAGCGGCCCGTCACGACAAAATGGACGCCTACGAAAAAGCCGTAAAGCCCGCAGGGGGGTTTTTGGGAAATGTTTTCCGTAAATGAGCCGTTAAAGGAATATCTGGAAGTCGACGGGCGGCGTGTTCCGCTTTGCTTATCGTTTGACCGCGTGCTAACCGTTTGCGACGCGTGGGCCGACGACGGGCTTGACGAAAACGAAAAAATTGCTATCACTTTCAAGCTATTGGTTCCGAAGCACCGTTTTCGGCGCTGGCTGGCCCGCAGGAGCGCCGAAACGCAGGGGGCCGCAGTAACTACTCTATTTAAAGATTATATTGATACAGGGCCGCACAGCGCACGCAAAGGCCCTCGCGCGTTCGACTTAAAACAGGACGCACCTTTTTTATACGCGGCGTTCCGGCAGATTTACGGCGTTGACCTTTTCATGGAACAGGGGCGGCTTGATTGGCGCACGTTCTCCGCTATGCTTGCCGGGTTGCCCGCGGGAACGCGACTTTCCGAAATTATTGATATTCGGACGCGCGAAATTCCGAAACCGGACAAATACAACGCAAAAGAACGCAGGGCCTTGATAGAAGCAAAATCGTTCTATCGGCTCCGCCCGGAAAAACCCGCCGAATCCATGCAAAATAAACTTGCGGATTTGTTCGGGGAGTTGGAAACATGGGCGAAAAGCTGACCTTGAAAGGGGGTGATGAATTATGCCGGGTGAGGACGGGAAGGTTGTATTCAGTTATGAAGGTGATACTTCCGGCATTGACAAAGCAAACGCCGAAGCTGAAAGCAAGGTAAAGAGCGGCGGCAAGGCCGTTCAGAACGCCGTAAAGGGAACGGCGGACGCCGCCGGGGAAGGTGCGGCGGAATCCACAAAAAAGACCAGCGGCATTATGACCGGGGTTTTGCAGGGCATCGGGCTGGCGGCGGCGGGCTTCGCCGTGAAAGCGGGCGGCGCGCTGGTTGACTTCGGCAAGCAGGGAATCGAACTGGCGTCTGATTTGGCAGAGGTTCAGAACGTCGTTGATACAACTTTCGGGGCAAATGCTTCGAAAATCAACACGTTTTCAAAGCAGGCCGCTAACCAGTTCGGGCTTTCCGAATTGCAGGCGAAGCAATATTCGTCTACGTTGGGCGCTATGTTCAAAAGCATGGGAACCGGGGCCGACGCGACGCTAAAGATGTCCGAAGGGTTGACCGGACTTGCGGGCGATATGGCTTCGTTTTACAACCTTGACCCGGAAGAAGCATTCGAAAAACTGAAATCCGGTATCACGGGCGAAACAGAGCCGTTGAAGGCCCTCGGAATCAATATGTCCGACGCGAATTTACAGGCGTTCGCACTTTCGCAGGGAATAAAAACCCAAACGAAAGATATGTCGCAGGCCCAGCTTGCGACGTTGCGTTATCAGTATCTGATGCAGGCGACCGCCGACGCACAGGGCGACTTTGCAAAAACGGGCGACAGTTACGCAAACCAGCAGCGTAAATTTCAAATGAATATGCAGACGCTTTCAACGGTTATCGGCGGCGCGTTGCTCCCCGTGTTGAACACCGTTTTTAATGCGCTGAATAGCAGTATGCCGGGGCTCCAAAGCACGCTGCAAGAAGTTATGAAGCCCTTGGGCGAAATGCTCGCGACCATTCTTCCGCCGCTTATGGACCTGATTGGCGCGATTCTTCCGCCGCTTATGCAACTTGCCGCTTCTATTCTCCCGCCGATTGCGGCGCTGTTGAATATGCTTTTGCCGCCGCTGATTGAGATTTTGAACCTGATTCTTCCGCCGTTGGTTGAGATTTTGTCCGCGATTATTTCCGGGCCGCTTATGGACTTGCTGAATATGGTTATACCCGTGATTGTGGCGGCGCTGAGGCTGGTTATTTCTGTGCTTCAAATCCTCATGCCAATTATCAAGATGGTCGCGCAGGTAGTCACAGACTATTTGGCAAGCGCGTTCAACAACCTACGGCCCATTATTACCGCCGTTATCGGAGTTATAAACGGCTTGATTTCCTTCATCAAGAACGTATTTACGGGAAACTGGGCGGGTGCTTGGCAGGCCGTTCTTTCGATTTTTAGTAATATCTGGAATGGGCTTGTCGCGATTTTGAAATGGCCCATTAACGGCGCAATATCGCTTATCAACGCATTTCTGAGCGGGTTGAACCGCATTCGACTCCCCGATTGGATGGGCGGGTTTGGTGTGCATATTCCGCTGATTCCGCATTTGGCAAAAGGCGGGCTGGCGTTCGGGCCTACGCTGGCGCTTGTGGGCGATAACCCCGGCGCTTCGGTTGACCCGGAAGTGGTTTCGCCGTTGTCAAAACTGCAACAGTATATTAGCGCCGCAGTTTCCGCGAACGTCGCGGCGGCCCCGGCAAACGTTACCGTTATTGTTCAGCCCGCGCCCGTGAACTTGGACGGGCGGACGATTGCGGGGAACACCGCACAGCACCAGTTCACGAACGCGGCTATTAAAGGGGTGAAACAGTAAATGCTTATTCTTTTGGGGAAGAACGCCGTCCCGCGTCCTGATATGGACGCGGCGATTGGCGCAAACTTCGATATGACTTCCGACCATATCACGGAAGGAAAGCTGACCGTCAAAATTCCAGCGGACGCAACCCCGCCGCGCGAATGCGACCGAATTTATATTACCGAAATTGCCGACGACGCCCCCGTCTACGCGGCGACGCAAAGCGACGTTTTAAACGGGACGTGGGATTCCTTCGCCGGGAAGCTGTTAAGCGAGAAAATGGGGATTCCGCCCCGTCGGTCATACTTCTATAACACCGACGTGATTTGCGGCGCGTCTGGCTTCAATACGACGCTGGATAGTCAAGCCGCGCTTTCCATTGGGGACGAAATCCGCTTTCCGACCGTCATTTTCAGCGGCGCGGTTATGGGCGTGGAACAGCAGGACGCCGGGCTTGACCCGGACGCGTCCTATAAAATTTACGACTTGACGCTTGCATCGTCTGCCCGCATCTTGTCCCGCGTTTATTGCAATATCAAGTATCCGAAGGGCGCGAGCGTGACGCAGATTCTTTACGGGAATCAGCCCGCGTATCCTTGGTATTCGGCGGCGTTGCGGGCGTTCCCGGGGCTTCTGGATATTCGGCTTGAAGCAGAGGGTTTTTATTGCCCGGATTTTAACAAGGACTATTACGACACCGCGAACCCCGACCGCTTCGACGAAGTGACGCTTGACAGCGCCGCGAACTTGTGGGGCCTGACTGTTGCCGAAGTGCTTGACACGCTGGCGACGAACGCGGGGGCGTCGTGGGAAATTGATTCTTTTGACGCTTTCACGTTTCGGGCGCTTCGCGGAACCGGGGCGACGACGCCCTTCCCGCTTGACACCACGGCCCCCGTGTTCGACTTAAAGCCGACACGGGATAGCTACACGACCTATTCCGCCGTGCGCCTTGTGGGCGGTACAGGGCCGTCAACGCCCACGTCCGCACTTTGTCTTTCGACGCAAAGGGACGAATTCAAAACGAACACGCTTGAAATCGTCGACAGCACGCACGGGGTTTTGCAATTTCCATTAAACAAATATATCCAATTTTCCGATGGCCCCAGCGCCCCGTATAACGGGCATTATTGTATGTATTTTCGACCATCGGTATCGGATTCCGTTGTCGAAGAGGGCTATTACCCGGTATTTTACGACGGGATTGAAACCGTTCCTCCCGGGGTGCAAGCCGCCGTTGTCACTTCGGGAAGCGCGAACGTTACACTGGTAAACGGCCTGACTTGGCCCGCGTTGCCGTCCACGCCGTGGGCTTCTTGGCGCGTGGCGGTCCGGTACAGCCCGATAGTGCCCATAGTGGCCCGTTTGGTTGACCCGGTATTACAAAGCGAAGTACAGGCGCAGGCAGGCGGCACGGGCATCGTGGAGTACGTTTATAAAGACGAAGCGATAACCGATTTTACGCAGGCCGCGTCCACCGCGACGAACCTTCTGGCAAGTGTTTCAAAACGCACGGTTGCCGTTGAGTTTTCGACCTTTACGCCGGGGTTTTCCGTGGGGCAGTCGTTGACCGGAGATTTACCCTATTATGGTGTTTCTGGGGGGTACGCGGTAACAGAAGTAAAAACGATTCTGGAACGCGCCGACGACGCGCGCGCGGTATGGCGCTATGAAATCGCCGCGTCAACGGCGGCGTATCGGGACGCGCTGAAAGGCTTGTTCTATACGCCGACCGTTTCGCAGTTCAAACTTGGCGAGGACTTCCCGGCGGCGGACGGGGCGCTAATTCAGTCGGGCGTTGGTTTTCAAGGGACTGTTTGGGCCTACGCTTGCGACCCGTGGACGTGGACACAGCTTGACGCCGAAAATCGTTCATGGAATGATATTGCGGCGCTGAACTGGGCGTGGAACGATTGGCTAAACCCGACGACGAAAGCGAACCACGGTTCGAACGACGGCTTCCGTTCGCGTTTGACCGACGAGGGGGCCGGGGTGCTGGCGAATATGCTTCGCGGTGGAGCGCTTCCCGTGAATGGGGAATTCGATTTGTCGCATAGAATACAGTTGGTATCAGACGACGGCGGGGCCGTGGAAATCCACCAGAAAACGGGAACCGACCCGGCGTATTATGGAACCAGCGTTGTCTTGTCGCAGTACACGTTCACCCCCGGCGCGGGGTATTTGTGGAAAACTTGTCAAGTGCAGAACGCGCAGGGAACAACCGTTGCAGAAATCCCCGTCAACATCGACACCCGACCGGGCGGCGACTTCGCGGGGCACAGCGCCGTTATTTATATCATGTGGATTCCGTCGTCGTCGGTTACGGGGATAGGCGGCTATATTACGGGCTGGCTTGCCCGGGCGCTGGCTCTGGCGGTTCGAAATCCGGCTTTCGGGATTCAAAACGCCTTGCACGGGGGGTATTTCATCGACACGTATGCGACGACGACGGACTGCGATTGGGGCGAATACAACGCCCGAATTTATAACATTACGCGGCTTCTTCTTTTGCATAACGACGGTGATACCCATATTTCATGGGTTTACCCAGTTGGCCCGACGACGATACAGGGCCGTAATCTGATTACGGTTTTCTACGTCCCGCCGGAAGAACGCTATAAATTCGCGACCGCTTACGCGGGCAACCCGCACACGCAAGGCCCGATTCCGTTTGAAATTGACAAGTCGGCAAATTCCCCGATTGGGGATTTCACCTTAACGATAATAAAGAAGGACGTGATTTTGTAATGGCTCATGTTGGAACAACCCCGAATTTGGGGCTCCCCGTCTGGAATGGCGGGGACAAACCGGAAATGGCGGATTTTAACGACGCCTTTTCAAAGCTAGACGCCGACGGCGCGGCGATTTTATCGGGAACGGGGGATAACTGGAACCGGGTTTTCAAGTTTGCGAATGGCCTTATGATTATTGTGTGGCAACAAACCTATCCCGCCGTTATCACTGAGGCCTACGGTTCAATTTTCCATAACGAGATTACCCGAAGTTTTCCGCAGGCTTTCACCGAACGGCCCTTCGCCTCCGTCAATGTAATGTCGCCCGGTATGGTTTGGACGACGATGAAGGCCGCCGGAATACAGGCGAACAAGATAGATTTCCATTTGATTTCCCCGATTGCTGTTTCTTCCGCGCTTACAGTTTTGGAAATCGGAATTGCGATTGGGCGCTGGAAATAATAAGGGGGGGGTTTTATTATGGCTTTCAAAATGACAGGCATTGACATTTCGTCTTATCAAGGCAACCCGGACTTTAGACAGGTTAAAGCGGCGGGATGGGATTTCGTTCTTCACAAGGTAACGGAAGGGCATACGTTCAAGGACCCACGGGCCGCACAGAATATCCCAGCGGCAAAAGCGGCGGGCCTACACGTTGGCGTTTATCACTTTATGCGAGCGCGGGATGAGGCGACGGCGGCGCAGGAAGCGGACTTCTTTATCGCCACGCTGAAACCGTTCCTTCCGCTGGATATGCCCGTTGCGCTTGACGTTGAAGGGTATAGCTTTTCCAGCGCTTTCACGCGCGACACACTTCGTAAATGCGCTATGGTAATTATAAACAAACTTCTTGCCGCTAATTTCTATGTTGTGCTTTACTGTAATAAGGACTATGCCGTCAATGTTTTCGACATTAAACAACGCCCGCGTGACTATGGTAGGGTTGGAATATGGTATGCCTACCCAAACGGGAACGCGGGACTTGTGGACGACACGGGGCCGTTAGGCCGGGAAGCTGGAATTATCCAATATTTCTGGAAAGGCAAAATCCCGGGAATCGTTGGCGACGTTGACCTAGACGCGTCCCGGTATGATTATCCCGGCATTATCAAAGCACAGGGGCAGAACGGTTATACAAAACCGCCCGTTATCAAAAGCGATACTTCGGGCGTGTTGAAAATGGCAAAGAACGGCGTCTACCAGTTGAAAACAAACGGCCCCGAGGGCGTGAAAGTCGTATCCGGCAACAGCGCGGACGCGATTGTAATTCCCCGGAAGCATCGGGAGGGGGACGCCGATTATTGGTTCATTGTCGCCGTGGGCGACGTTGGAAGCGAATGCGGCATTTACGTTTCCGGGCCGGGCGTTGATAGTTTCCGCGCGTTCATCGTGCGAGTTGTCGGGAAGTAAAGAGGGGTAACGAAATGGAATGGTTTCTGAAAGAGTGGGCGGGCCTGATAATCACCGCCGTTTTTGGGGCCGTAGTTGCAGCGTTATCCCGACTCTTCAAACGGCAAAAGGCGGTTGGGGACGGGCTGATTGCTTTGCTCCATTCAGAAATCCGCCGGGAATACAAGGACTGCGAAGCGAAAGAATATGCTTCGATTCCTGATTTGGAAAACGTTGAAAATCTTTATAAGTCTTACCACGCTTTGGGCGGGAACGGCACTGGAACCGAACTTGTTGAACGCATTCGGAATATGCCGACTTCCCCGCCCGATATGAAAGGGGAATTAGTATCGTGAATGAATTTTTTACCGCGATTCAACCCGCGCTTGCAAGCGCCGCCGTCACTATCGTAACCGCTGTTGTCGCCGCTCTTGGCGCATACGCCGTAAAGTTTATCGCGGCGAAGCGTGACGAAGCCGTTTCCCGGCTGGGCTTGCTGGAATATCAGAGGAAATATGCCGCCGCAGAATCCGCGTGGAAAGCCGTTGACGAGTATTTCCGCATCACGCCGACCGTTGTAAAGACCGTCGAAACCACAATGGAAAAATTCCGGGTTGAAATTAAAAAGGTTCTTCCCGGGGTTTCCGACACCGAAATTGACGCGTTGCGGCTGGCTGTTGCCGGGGCCGTCAACGCGGGCCGGGAAGCGATTTCCCCGCCCGTCACCGAAACCGCGCCGGATATGGTTTCCGCCGCGAACGGTAACGTTGAGGGGGTGAACGCGTCCGACACCACGGGCGCGGATTAAGGACGCAAAGGCTCCGCCGAAAAGCGGGGCCTTTTTCCCGCTGAAATTTATTTTATCTTTTTCACGAAAGGTTGTTGACAAAACAAAAAGTGGCACGTATAATAAGGGTGTACCAAAAAAGAAAGGGGTTCTACATAATGACCATTCAAATTCACAGAAACCGCACCGCGATAACCCGCACGACCTTTTCGAAGCCCTACCGCCGGTTTGCAGCAGTACATAGACCAGCACAGCGGGCAAACATACCACAAGCAAGAGCCATCGCAACCACAGTACAGACGGAAACACGTTAATCCCGGGAGAATTTAAAAAGGAGTGACAAAAGCATGACCATCACAAACATATTGCTGCAGATTATCGGTGCGGCAGTGGCAACGTACACAATCGTCCGTGTGAGCATCGGCGCATACATCTGCGGATGCCACAAGCAGCGGCCAGCCCAGCATGGCATCAGCAGTCGGGAAAGCGTGATTGAAACTATGGAGGAGGAAAACACATGATAGACGAATCAGCTCATAAAGTATTTGACTACAGCATGAAAAATTGGCATGGCTTCTGCACACATAAATGCTCGCACTGTAGCAGACAGCTTGATATATATTACTGCGAAAGCAGGCTGTATCTTGTGCGTTGTAAGCACTGCAAAATTGTTTCACTCGTAGAAGCCGGAAATCCAAATGAAGCAGCCGAAAAAGTAAACCGCCGCGCCGCCCCGGAAAACAAACCGCTTACACTGGAGCAGCTGCGGCAGATGGGCGGGGAACCGGTGTGGATTGTCCTATTGAACATCGCAAAACAGCCAAGGTGCGAAATAGTCACTGAAGTCCATGAGGACGGTATTTGGATGGCCTGTGCCGACGATGATAATGATTATGCGGCGTTTGGTCTGTACGGCAAAACGTGGCTTGCCTACGCCCGCAAGCCAGAAGGGAGTGAAAACAATGAATGATAAGAAGGAAGAAAACAAGCCATATGAACACTGCGAAAGCTGCGAGTTCAAGGATAACCGGTGCCATGTGGACAACAAATTCCAGCGTCTTCCGCGCTCAGAAGGCGGGCTGGGAATGTGCATTAAAATCGGTGGATACGGAAATTAATTCAGAAGGGAGCAAAGGATGATGGAAAAGGAATTGAGCATAGAAGAGCTAATTAGTGCATTGCGTCACTGTGCCAACGAGGGAACCTGCGATAAATGTCCACTTAATGGCGGCGGCATTGGCTGCATTTACTCACTTTTTGAAAAGGCCGCCGACGCGCTGGAACAGTTGAACGATTTTGAGCACAGCCAGTTGGCAAAAATGCTGGCCGAAAATACACGGCTGGCAAAGGAACTCGATGCAGAAAGGCATAGGTAAAGCATGATGGATAAAGAAACAAAAACAGCGCTGTTTTTTGCAGCTACCATCATTATGCAACAGGTATGTAGCAATCGAGGGCTCTCAAAGGCACAGCGCGACAAGATGCGGAGGTACGCGCTCATTTTGAAGGACCTTGCGGATAAAGAGGAGAAAAACAATGCCTGAAAAATTAATGCTCTGCCGCAGATGCGGATGGAAAGCTTACCGCCGCCCGCCGGAAGAAGGTGAAAAGGAATGAAAATCCTTGTAGCCTGCGAAGAATCGCAGGCTGTTACAAAAGAACTGCGCAAACTTGGCCACGAAGCATATTCTTGCGATATTATTCCATGCAGTGGAGGGCATCCAGAATGGCATATTCTTCATGACGTGTTGGCACTACTTAACGGATGCTGCGAATTCTGCACTATGGACGGTGTAAATCATTCGATTTTCGGTAAATGGGATATGATTATTGCTTTTCCACCATGTACCAAAACCACCAATGCGGGAGCCAGACATTTATTCGCCGGTGGTAAC